AGATCAATGGTCAGCACAAAGAGAGATATTTGCAAGCAAGGTATCAGCGGAGCGTCAGCAAAAGACGATAGAGGTTATCAGTGATGAAGGTAGTAAGTTTGACCTTGATTGCTTCAACGCCGCCAAAACCGGAATAGAGAAGATACAGAAGGGTATTGGGCAATGCTTCTTAGTCGAGGATATAAACAAACTGTCTGCCGCACTAAAGAACTTCCAGGCTGTTGGCAAGGCTAGTTTGGGTGATAAGGGCAACAATGATAATGCTCTTACAATTGAGGTGACACTCAAAGATGCCGACACTTAAGCTTAATATTGACACTAGGATATTCAACGATGTATATCGACCTTATATCGACGCTGACACTCGAACGCAGATATTCTTCGGCGGCTCATCATCAGGTAAATCCTACTTCCTGGCACAGAGGGCTATATTAGATATAGTAGCAGGAGGCCACAATTACCTCATTGTGCGTAAGGTAGCCAGTACACTAAGGCGGTCAAGCTATAACGAAATAACCAAGGCAATAAGCTTTTTTAAACTGAGCGACTACTTCGACTGCAACAAGTCGGATTTGGTTATCACATGTAAGAATGGCTATCAGATTCTATTCTGTGGTATGGATGACCCTGAGAAGGTTAAGTCAATTACTCCAGCTAAAGGCGTGTTGACTGATGTTTGGTATGAAGAAGCGACTGAGGCAGACTATGAAGACGTTAAGCAGTTGGAAAAGCGTCTACGTGGCGTTAGTAAGGTTAAAAAGCGCATAATCCTATCATTCAATCCAGTGTACAAAACGCACTGGATTTTTACTGAGTATTTCCAGGGCAGATGGGATGATTCGAAGCGCGAGTATAAAGATGATACGCTGTCGATATTGAAGACAACATACCGCGATAATAAGTTCCTTACCGCTGATGATGTTAAGGCTCTGGAAGATGAAAAGGACAAGTATTATAAAGATGTTTACAGTGAGGGTAACTGGGGTGTGCTGGGCAAGGTTATATTTACTAACTGGGAAACAGCGGACTTACGCGGTAAACAATGGGATAGATATCAGAATGGACTAGACTTCGGCTTTGCTGCTGACCCGTCAGCCTTGGTACATTGCCATTACGAACGCAGGGAGAATACTTTGTATGTTCAGCACGCCGAATACTTTAGAGAGTACACCAATGATTTACTGGCACCAGCAGTCAAGAACATTATAGATAACGGTATCGTGGTCTGTGATTGCGCTGCACCACTCAACATACAAGAACTACGTCAGAGGGGCGTGAACGCTACTCCATGCACAAAGTTCAAAGACTCCGTTAACTTCGGTATTCAGTGGCTTCAGAAGGTACGAATCGTTATTGATAGTCGCTTGCGTGATGCGATAAACGAATTCACTATATACAAATGGCGGGAAGATAAAGATGGGAATGTATTACCGGAACCGATTGATAAGGACAACCACATTATAGACGCTATCCGGTACGCCTTGCAGGAAGAGATGGGCAGACCGTACGATAGTATATCTGTTGAGATAGAGAGAAGCCATAACCCATTTAGCAGAGGGAGGAGATAACATGTGCGGTTTATTTAAGACACCAACCATAAACACCGCAACAACTACAGTATCAAAAGCCGATACTACTTCGGCAGCGGATACAGCAGCAGAACAAATAGAGAAACAGAAGAAACGGCAGGGATTCCAGTCCACCGTAGCCACAGGCGGTCAAGGAGTAACAGGACAGGCTAATACGCTGAAAACTACTTTGGGAAGTTGATAGTATGGATAAGAAGCAAAAGGCAATTAAATATTACGATGCTAGGTTAGCGGAGTTAAAGAAGATACGGAACACATATGAGGACGTATGGATTGATATCATAGATAACATTGCGCCTGACTTAAAAGGTTATCTCAATGTTGACTTACCGGATAGAGGAGATCGTACAGACAATGTTATCTATGACAATGCACCAACAGCGGCATGGCAGAAATGCGCTGCAGGTTTGTTTGCATCTATAGCTAGCCCATCTAGGCCATGGTCACAACGTAAACTAGCCAACGAGGAATACAATGACATCCCCGGTGTTAGAAATTGGCTTGATGCTGTTACGGCTAAAGACCGTAGCATATTCCATCAGTCCAACTTTTACCGGAGTACTTTCACATACTTCGCCCACTTGGCAGCTGTCGGAACGGCTGTCATGGTTGTAGAACCGGATTATGACAATATTATCCATTGTACTACGTTGAATGTCGGAGAGTATTGGCTGGGTATCAACGGTAGGGGAGAGGTTGACACACTGTTTCGAGAGTTAACCTACACAGCATCGAAGCTTAAAGACCTATTTGGCGAGGATAATATACCGACCGAAGTACTGAAGAGTATCACAGATAATAATCCATCTGGCAGCGAGTACAAGGTTATTCACGTGATCGAGAAGGACACACAGAAACTGGCACCGTTTAAGAAGCCTTGGGTATCGGTGTACTACCTATCCAACAAATGCGGCGACAAACAGATACTTGAGATCAGGGGAAATAAACTTAAGCCATTCACAGCGGCGAGGTGGTTTGCTAACAATAACGAAACCTACGGTAAGATGTACCCAGGACGTAACTCTATCGGTAATTGTCTCCAACTCCATGCCATGGTCTACGACTATATGGACGCCATAGAGAAGGAGTTAGACCCGGCAATGCAAGGCCCTCCCATTGGTGCTGACGGTGGTGGTAGGATTAGTTCGATACCGGGTAGATATAATCCGGTTGCCTCCGGTACGCCTGATGCTACGATAAAGCGGCTATTCGAGATTAACCCGCAACTACAGATCATGTGGCAAGCTATACAGGATAAGAAGCAGCAGATACAGCAGGACTTCTATATTGACTTGTTCATGCCAATCATGGCTAACGTGGACAAAGACTTGACAGCAACGGCGGTCAATCAGATCAGCGGTGAGAAAATGCAAGCGTTAGGCCCAGCACTTGAGAACTTCCACACTGAATTCCTTAATCCCATGATGGATATTGTGTTTATGTATGGTAATGAAGCTAGAGCGTATCCACCAATTAGCGATTACGTATCGGACGAAGATTGGCAAAGGCTGCAATGGCAGGACATGAAGACTGAATATGTGTCGATACTGGCACAAGCTCAGAAGTATGTAGATGTAAGCCGTATAACCAGTACACTGCAATTAGGCGGTATGTGTGCACAGATGGACCCGAATGTCCTTATGAAGTTAAACCTCATGGAGGCATTGGACGAAGGAGCTAAGCTGTACGGAGCACCGGGTAAGCTCATCCGCTCAGATAAAGAAGTGCAGCAAATGCAACAACAACAGCAACAACAGCAACAAATGCAGCAGATGATGCAGGGAGCAGGGGCGGCGGCTGATATAGCACAAAAAGCTGGTTCTATACCAATGAATACGGATAATGCGCTTACCCGTATGTTAGGGGTGCAGTGATGGTATTAAGAGAACGATTTGAGAACGAGAGACAGAAGGATAAGGCTGCTGAATTAGCCGAAGCAAGGCATGAGGCTATGATAAATGCAGTAATGGATACGCGAATAGGGAGAGATTTCGTTAGGTACGTGCTTAACTGTCTTATGTTCCAACAGCCTAATTCGGCGATATCGGCACACGCTTACAAGGTGGCAGCTTTACAAGATGTCGCTTTGTCAATTTATAAGGACATTTATTCAATTAATACGGATGCGTGCGAATTAATGATGAGGGAGGGGAAAAACAATGGCTAAAAAGCAAACGAGTAAAAAGGCATGTAATAAAATGTATCCAGGTGCGCCAAAAGGGACTATGACTATGAAAAAGGGGACGAAATAAAAGCGGCTATAAGCCGTTATTTTTATGCTCAAAATTAAGGAGGAATAACATGTTAAACGAATTAACCGCGCCCCAACGTAACAGTGTCGGCGCGTTCGACCTGCAACTATTCGGGGAAGGTGAAGGTGATTCTAGTGCATCTGCTGATACTGGTGGTGAAGCTGGCAACACTGGTGGCGTTCCTGATACTAGTGGTGGGGATAATAACCCCGATAATGTTTCTAATGCTGAGACAGATGTATCAGGAGAAGCAACAGACCAAATCGCTGATGATGCGGACAAGGCAGAAGCAGATCAGGCTAAGAATGAAGACTCGCTAGCCGATTATAAACCTACCATACCGGAAGGGTTTACCGCTACGGAAGATCAGCTTAGCGGTTTTGTGGCTAAAGCTAAGGAAATGGGACTCAGCCCAAAAGCCGCAGATGAGTTTATGGCTATGGGTGCAGAAGCAGTTAAATCCGGTATTAATAATGAGATAGCCAAGATTAATAGCCAATGCGAGAAGGGTTATCAAGAATTTCTTGATTCTATGAAAGGGGATGGTTTCGAAAAAGAAGTAGGGAACGCCAACGCCTTAATTGAGCATTACGGCGGTCAAGAAGCTAAAGAAGCTTTTCACACGGCTATGACAGCGTTATCGGGATTCTCCCCGGATGCAGTCAAGCCGCTTTTTAATGCCCTAATCAAGATGGGCAAAGACTTTTCCGACCCCGGTGTCAAGTTAGGCACCCCGGCAACACAAGACACAAATTATTATCCAAATGTCCCCAAGGGGATAAAATTTAGAAAGTAAGATGATTAAATGTCAA